CCTCCGGTGTGCAGCCGCTGGATCCCAACGCGCCCGCGTCGCTGATGACGCTGGGCACGAGCGCGACCGGCTTCACGGCGACCGCCGAGGGGACCACCACGGCGTCGCGCATGTTCGACGCCGTCGCCCTCAGCGCGACCACCTCGGAGTCGCCCTACACCTACGTCTACCAGTGGATGCCCGACGAGCGGCCGATCATCGCCGTCTCGAAGTTCCTGCGCATCCGCGCGACCACCCCCACCACGGCAGTCGACATGCGCTGCTGGGTCTGCTGGGACGAGTGACCGGGAAGGCTGATCATGCCGGGGAGTATCGCAGCGCGGGTCATGGCGTACCAGCGCCGTATGAGCGGCAGCGCCGGTCCGCTGTCCGCGTCCGGGGAAGCCAGCAATGGCGAGCCCGTGCAGATCGAGCTTTTGATCAACGGTGAGTGGGTCGACATCACGGCCTACGTGATGGTCCGTGACGACGGCGGCAACATCTCCATCACCCGAGGCCGCCGCGACGAGGGCGGCACCGCCGACCACGCCGTGCTCAACCTCCTGCTGGACAACCGGGACGGCCGCTGGTCCCCGCGCAATCCGACGGGAACGTACTACGGGCTCATCGGCCGCAACCAGCCGATCCGGGTGTCGGTGCCCAACGGTCTCGGCGGCAAGAGCTACCGGTTCTGGGGCGAAGTCTCCACCTGGCCGCAGATGTGGGACCCCACGGGGACGGACATCTGGGTCGAGCTGGAGGCGAGCGGCATTCTGCGGCGCCTGTCGCAGGGACCGCCGTCGGAGAACTCCCTCATCTACGACGGGATCACGAGCCCTCAGCTGAGCGGGCTGCGTGCGTACTGGCCGTGCGAGGACCCTTCGGATGCGACGGAGATCAAGTCGGCGCTTGTCAACGGTTCACCCATGGTCTTCGTGGACCAGGCCGCTGACATGTCCAGCTCCACCGTGTTCGGTGCGAGCGCTCCCCTGCCCGTGTTCAGCAATGCGGGCATGCAGGGTGGTGTTCAGAGGTACGACTCGCCGAGTGCGACTCAGGTCAGGTTCCTGCTGTATGTGCCGCCGGAAGGCGCAGGGGCGGATCTCGATCTGATCGTCCGTGTGGCGCAGCTGGAGGACGTCAGTGTCTCCAGTCATTCCCTGTTCGAGATCTTCTACAACGCGCCTCGCGGCACGTATGACGGGGTGACACCGGCGGGGAGTCTCAGCCTGGAGACCAAGGATCTTCAGGGGCTCACCTTCGGCGCGGTTCTGCATCACGGTGTCGATGTCCGGGGCAAGCTGCTGAGGTTCTCTCTCGAACTCCAGGAGAGCGGCACCAGCTCGATCTACACGATCCGCACCCTGGATCTTGTCACGGGTGAAGAGGCTGCGGTCTCGCAGACCCGGACCACTACACAGCTGAACCGCTGCATCTCCGTGTCCCCGTTCGTCGAGGCGTACGTCGATCCGAGCACCACCATCACGGCGACCGGGCTGCCTGGTGGCGTTCTCGGGCACATCACGGTCCAGGACCAGATCACCGACATCGAAGACCTCGGGCTCCGGCTCAACCCCGTGGGCGAGGCCGCCGGACGCCGCGTGGAGCGGCTGTGCGCCGAGGACGGGGTCGCCTTCGACTCGATCGGCAACCTCGACGACACCGTGGGCATGGGCGGTCAGGAGAAGCTGAGCCCTCTGGAGCTGATGCGGGAAGCGGAGCTGGCTGACGACGGCATGCTCTTCGAGAGCCTGGCCGTCATGGGTCTGGGCTACCGGACGAGGGCCTCGCTGACCAACCAGGACCCGCAGCTGACGCTCAACTACGCGGGCTTCAACCTGTCCGAGGTCCCGCTGCCGGTCGAGGACGACCGGTTCATCCAGAACGCGGTCACTGTGACGGTGAACGGCTTCTCCCAGACCTACAAGCTGGAGGAAGGCGTTCTGTCGACGGCGCCTCCGCCTGCCGGTGTGGGCCTGTACGGGCAGGACGTCACCCTCAACCTGGAGAGCACCGCCGATGCTGCGTTGCTCGACCAGGCGGCGTGGCGTGTCCATGTGGGGACTGTGGACGAGGCCCGGCACCCGCAGATCAGTGTGAACCTGGCGCACTCCACGTTCACGTCGAACCCGGCGCTCAAGCAGGCGGTGCGGATCGTGGTCGAGAACCCCCCGGCATGGCTGCCGTCGGACGACATCGACCAGATCATCCTCGGGTTCGAGGAGACCATCACCCACTTCGAGCACCGGGTGACGTTCATCTGCGCTCCGGCTTCCCCCTACCGGGTGGGTGTGCTGGACACGGCGCTGGCGCGGTGTGACACGGACGGGTCGGCGCTGGTGGAGACGGTGAACTCGTCGGCGACGTCGCTGACGGTGGCGCCGACGACGGCGAACACCCAACGGGTGCTGTGGACCACGGACTCGGGCGAGTTCCCCTTCGACGTCCGCCTGGGCGGCGAGGTCGCGACCGTCACCAGCATCACCAGCTGGCTGGACGACTCCTTCACCCGTACCGAGTCCAGCACCTGGGGGACGCCGACGATCGGCAGCGCCTGGGCCCAGTCCGGCGGGTCGGCGACCGACTACTCGGTCAACGGCAACGCGGGCGTGCACCTGCTGTCCACGGTGGACGTCTCGCGGCGTTCGTCGGTGACGGCGGTGTCGGCCGACTTCGACATCTACTGCGACATCACCACCTCCGCGCTCGCGACCGGCGCCTCCCTGTTCGGGGCAGTGACGGCTCGCATGCAGAACAGCACGAACATGTACCTGGCCCGGCTGGAGTTCACGACGGCGAACACGGTGCTGCTGGTTCTGCGGAAAACGATCGCCGATGTGAGTACGGATCTCGATTCCTACACGGTGCCGGTCACGCATGTCGCCGGAACGTATATCCGGGTCCGTTTCCAGGGCTACGGCAACCGGCTCAAGGCCAAGGCGTGGGCGGCGGCGGACGCCGTGGAGCCGCCGGAATGGCACACCGAAGGAACCGACAACGTGCTCAGCCAGGCGTATTCGGTCGGCACGCGTTCCATCACCGTCACCGGTAACACCAACGTGAATCCCGAGATCCGGTACGACAACTACGAGGTCATCAACCCGCAGGTTTTCACGGTCACGCGCAGCGTGAACGGGGTCTCGAAGTCGCAGACGGCCGGTACGGATATCCGCCTGGACAAGCCCACCATCATCTCTCTGTAAGGAGGCCCTGTGCCTGAGGCGTACCCGCAGCCCCTTGCGGGACAGAAGATCACGGCCTCCTTGCTGAGGTCGATGCTGCCGCAGACGGTCCGTAAGACCGCCGACACCTCAAGGAGCGCCACCACGACATTCGCCGACGACGACCACCTCACCTTCGCCGCCGAGGCGAGCGCCGTCTACACGATGGTGGGCTGGATCAAGTATTTCGCCAGCAATACGCCGGACATCAAGATTCAGTTCTCGGTGCCGTCCGGATGCCTGGGTGAATGGGCATGGATCATGCCTGGTGCCACCACGTTGGCTACCACTACTACAGGTTATTCGATTCGTACGGAAACCAATGATGTGTCCGGCTCCCGAACCGGCTACGGCACGAGCGACTCCACCATGTTCACGCCGATATCCGGGCTTTTCCGTATGTCATCGACGGCCGGGAACATCGTGCTCCAGTGGGCCCAGAACACCTCGGATGCAACCGCGACCGTGATGTACACCGACAGCTGGCTCCAGTTCCAGCGAATCGCCTGAAAGGAATACATCATGGAGCAGGTCATCATCGGCTTCCCTTACTACAAGGCTGAGTCGCATGACAATAGCGAGAACCGCGTCACCCTCACATTCTCCGTGACGGTCGAGGGGTCCCTCGGGGGCGCCACGGAGGACAACGTGGCCGACGCTGTACGGGACTACCTCGCGGGCCTTTCGGGCGTCACTGGATCGTCGCTCATTCGCCGCTCCAACACGCAGACATCACTCTGACCATGGCAACGCAGGCGAAGTTCTACCGGAACGTACCGCTGCTGATACAGCCGCAGACCTGGACGCTTCTCACCTACGAGAAGTCGATCCGTAACGACCGCTCGATGTGCCGGGATCTGTCGGTGATCATGCCGCCGTTCGACGGCGACTTCATCTGGTCGCGGAACATCCGCTGGGCCGCCATCACCGTGCCCGAGGGCGATGTGAGGCCCCGGCAGATCATGTCCCGGTTCATCCGGGACCCGCAGGGCCTGCGCGATGACACCGGCGCCGCCGACCACCTGGCTTCTCCCGGCCGGAACTGGGAGACGACCACGTGGCAGTTCCACGGCGAGGCCTATGAGC